TGGGAGATGCATTATGGATGCTAATCTAAAGATTGCCAGAGCCAAAACACAGTTGGTTCTAAAGCACCCATTCTTTGGGTCTATCGCTATGGGTCTCAACTTTGTCGAGACTGATGCGGTTCCGACTATGGCTACCGATGGCAAGTCTATCTTATGGAATGCGGCTTTTGTCGATAGATTTGATCAAGACGTTATTATGGGCGTGATTGCGCATGAGGTGTTGCACGTTGCATTCAAGCATTGCTTGCGCATCGGTGATCGTAACCACCTCAAGTGGAACGTGTGTACTGATATTGCTATTAACGATATCTTGATCGATGCTGGCTTTCAGTTGCCGCCTGATGGCCTGTTCCATACCAGCAAGCCTGAGTGGCATCAGTACAAGGACTGGGCGGCAGAGCGTACCTATTCGCACATGCCTGACGATGATGCCCCAGAAGACGCACCCACATGGGGCGGCGTCATACAGACTGCCGGTGATGATGGTCAGCCATTGAGCGAGGCTGAGGCCAAGCAGATTGAGGCTGATATGGACATCAAAGTCCTGATGGCGGCTGATGCGGCCAAGCGCAAGGGTAACATCCCTGCTAAGATTGACCAGCTTGTACAGGTGATGCGGCGTTGCCAAATCGACTGGCGTGATGTTCTCAACCGATTTATCGGCGGTGATCAGCCTGACGATTACACATGGCGCAGACCACAGAAGAATGCTTGGTTTAACCAAGGCATTTACCTTCCCAGTGTTGACAAGCTGGGTGCCGGTGATGTGATCGTCTATGTTGATACATCAGGTTCTGTATCAGGTGGCGAGTTGTCTCACTTCCTTGGCGAGATGAATGCTATCACCGAAGATCAGAAGCCACGCTCTGTCACGGTGATCACTTGTGATACCAAGGTTGGCACTGTTCACAGATATGAACAGGGCGAGGTCATTGAGAAGATTGAGATCAATGGCCGTGGCGGCACTAGGGTCACCCCGGTGTTTGACTACATCGAAGATCATCAGTTGCCCTGCGATAATTTTGTTGGGCTGACTGACTTGGAAATATCTGACTTCCCCGATGCACCGGATTTCCCAGTGCTTTGGGTTTCAACCGATATCGGTAGTGACCGCGCCCCTTGGGGTGAGGTTGCTATCCTCAAAATGGGAGATTGATTATGACTTACACACCAGAACAGCATAAGTCTCTGACCTTTGCGGCAGAGCAAATTGCCAAGGCTCGTAAGGAATGGGGTGCGCCCCATTCCTATATTGAGGCTCTATCCGACAATCGTTCATATCGGATGGATGACGATGCCAAGGACTTTAAGCGTGGCATTGAGGATCTTAGTTCAAGCCTACGCAGGGCTTTTGAGGAGCATATAGAAAATCTGTGTCGGCACATCCGCAACACTCGCAAATTGCGCAATGAGCGTGAAGCTTATAACCCCATTGGCAGGATTGGCGGCATAGGAGTTGCCTACGCGGCTCGTGCGCTTGATTATGTGTACCAGCGTACTCGCACCCAAGTTGATCTGTGCAAGCCCTCTGATGGCCGTGAGGTTGGTGTCGATAACGATGGTGGATCATACTTTGAAAAGGTCTATGTCACTATCGGTATCGGCTGGAAAAAGCTGGTGCATGATCGCGGTCTGGCAATCATCAACTCATCTGCTGGCTTGCGATTTGTCCTGACTGCCAAGCCTCGTACCTTCAGTCACATTGATGATGATATGACCAGAGTGTTTGAGGTCAAGGTCGTTGGCATCAAAAGCAAAAAAGGCTTTGTCGAAGATGGCTGGCTGTTGGTTCATGGTCATTCCAGTGGTGATGTGCCGGTGTATAATTACAAAGAAGATAACAAGCTGGACGCCACCAACAACGTCCACGCCTTTCATCGTTCGCTTGGTGACTGCAAGAAGCTGTTTGATCGCAGGGTCAAGGCTCATGTCCTCAACGAGTTGGACAGCGTGTAGGGAGTTCGCAATGCAGGAACATTTTTTCTGGGTCGTGACGATATTTTTATCGTCATGCCTTTTTTCGGCTCTGTTGTTTTATTTCTGGAGCCTTTTCAACTTAGCTAGAGAGGATTTCAAAGATGATTAATCATCATAGCGCACCAAAATTTGGTTATGCTGGCTACACATACAGGCCAGCTATTGAGCATGAGGATGAAGAGGGTGTCCGAAAGGTCACCCACTTTGTCTATCTCAACTGCGATGACGAGCCAGCCTTTGTGATCGATGCCAGCCCATACACATGGCTGACATTGGGAGAGTTTCAGTATCACATCGATATGAAGCAGGGTGGCGTGGAGAAACTTACTGAAGATCAAGTGCTGCATAAGTTCCCAGAACTGTACGGCGGTTTTTCTTGTGTGATTGAACTCATCACAGAACTTGCCAACGGTGAGTTAGATCCAGTTGAGTTTCGTAAATTTGTTTTAACTGAGGAGACAGAAGATGCTTAGATGGATATGTGTGTTCTGGCTGGGCGTTATGATATGCCTAGCCGCAATCGGTTTCATCGAAGATCCGGCAAATAATGTATTTGTAGGCATCACAGTGCTATACTGTGGTGTCTTTATATTCGCCGTAGGTGGGATCAAAATTCTTCAGAGGAGTGATTGGTAATGGATATAGAAAAAGCCAAAAGAGCCTACATGGAAGAATGCAACAAAGTCGGTGCATTGCCGCGCTTTGTTTCTTACATGACCTATGACCAATACAGTGAGCAATATACTATCGGCAACACAACCGATGGTGACGTTGCTGACCTACAGCCAAACGGTGCGGTTCTGCGTATGCACTGGAACGCACCAAAATAACGAGGGGTGGTTGAACGGCTGTAGAGGAAGCCGCAAGCGTGACACGCCCCCTCAATCTCTAGCGTGTTACGCACCTCTCCAGTTTCGGTGGGCGCAACTCCAAGCGGTCCTTAGAGTGACCGGACGCCAGACTTACTGCGCTATGCGTTAAGCCTCGCGCCCCTTGCATGATATGAGGTAAGTAAGTTAACTCTTAAAAGCCTAAGAAGTGAAAGGGGTGACCTGTAATGGGTCACCCCAGTTTCTTGGGAGGAAATCACAATGTAATCATGATTTTCCGAAAGTTACATCTAACTTTTCTATGCGTCAACTACTATCATCAGTTCCGATTTTTTGACGCTCTCCAACTATCTCTGCCATCACGGCAGAATATCCTGCCTTATCCACGAGACTATCCCAATGCTCAGGCGTGGTGCAAAGCCTCGCCGTTTTAACAGCATCCATACACAACGCCGCTTGTAGTGGTGTTATGTCAGTGTCGAGTATGACGCTCCACAGTCTCGCAATCCTAGAAAAATTATCAAGAGGGGTTCCATACTTCTCGCCCCTCTCGTCTATTGTTTTTGTTGCTTCCTGTAATAATTCTTTTCCCAGCCGGTCCATCAGAACGGTGTTTCGTATTCTGGTTCTGTCAAGTCAGCAAATGGATCGTCACGCTCTGCCGTGTATGTCGATGTGACAGGATTGAAATACAGGCTTGTCTTGCCCTGTTGTCCCACCCATGAGAAGCGGCACTTCCAGATATGCACTTCACTTTCATTGCATTCTGGGTCTGGCCTATGCACGGTCAGCCCGACATCAGCTTTCGCAAACCAAGCCGCACTTCCCGAAATATCATATCCCTTTGGCGCTGGCACGTTGCCATTTGCGTCACGCATCATTTTTGTCGGATGCGCTACAAACCACAGATGAATGCCATGTGACTGGGCGAAAATCCTCAGCTTGGTCAGCATATCTGATATCCAGTCTGTCTCCGGCACATCCCTGTTTTTTGCTATGTAGTTGTATGGATCGATGATCGCGCCTTTGATGCCGTTTCGCATCACTGCAATCTTTAATCTTTCGATGATACCGTCAACCGTGGCCATTGAACCGTCTGCCTGATACACAAACGAGAAGTGTTTCTGAATAAATGACTTACCACGTTCCAATTCACCTTTGGTCATTCTGGGGGTCATGCCCTCAAAAAACGGCTTTTCAAAATATTTCGATATCAGTTTTGCTATATGCAATCGTGGTTCGTTCTCAAACGAGCATATCCCAAACTTCCAATCGTGCCTAACGGCCAGATTTACCATCAACTGGTCGATCAGTTCTGATTTTCCACATGATGGATGCCCAGTGACCACGGTCAGTTGCCCCTCTACGATGCTGTAGAGTTCGTCAAGGTTTGGATAGCCCGTTCCGAGACCCTTTGCCATGCCATGTTCGTAGATATCGTCCAGTTCCTTGTAGAAATGCGATGCATCATACAAACCAGCTACAGGCCACGGCTTACAAAATGCAGTTATATCATTTAATTTTTTCTTGCCGTGCTTGATAAGAACGTCATTAGCGTCCTTGCAGTCTTCTGGATATTCAATCTTCCAGCATCTATCGCGCCCGATGCGTCTGGCTATTTCTTCTGCCATAGCCTGACCGGCACTGTCTGAGTCGGTGGCAATTATTATTTTGTTTGCCTGATCAATTTCGTGTTTAGCGTCCCATAAAAATCGAAACTTGTTATCTTCTTCCGGGGTGATGTCGTTATCAACGACTTTCATCACCGCGCCGTTAGGAACCGAAACCACGGAGTTCCATCCTGCCTCGACAAACGAGCAAGCATCTATCTCACCTTCACAAATAATTAAATCACCTTCGGCCTCCACGTTATCAATATTGAAAAACGATTGTGGACTGCCGTTGCATGAAAAACCTTTGTCACAAATGCTTCGTATTTTGGCTGCGTAAATTTGTTTTTGATTTTTATATGGGAACACCACACATTCTGTTTCTTTATCAACAGAGCGGATGTATGTGCTGGATGTTTTTAGTTCTAACTTTAATGCGGTTTCTTTTGAGATCCCGCGAGACTTCAGCCAAGTTATTGAATTAGCAGAAAGTTCCATGTAACTTTCTTTCGGCACAACTCTCAACTGTCTTCTCCTTAACTGAGTCTCTGGCTTTTCTAGCTTTATTTTTCCTGTCTCTTCACAGTGATGGCAATGATATAAAACATGGTCACCCTCGACATTTATTGACAGGTCTCTCATACCCTTCTTTTTTCTTAATGAAGAGCATGACGGACACTGCACTCTGTGTTGCCCAGAGCCAAGTTTATACGCGGTACTAATAAGGGAATTTTCTATTGTCATGATTAGGTTCCTCCAAGAACACAATGACATTATGCCTATCGGGAAATCATGTCAACACTGTTAAAGATAGCTTAAATGTTACTAGAGGTTTTACATATACAATTACTATTACTAATATTATTTGTAGATATATATTATAATATAATATGATTATAATATATTAAGATTATAATATATTACCTTTCCAATAACTGCTTTATCTCTCTTCCCTCTTCCCTTGCCTCTTCACCCTCCCTAGACAAAATGTTGTCAAATATTTTTCTCATCTTGAAAACATCAACAAACGCAAAATCACACACGGTCCTAAAATCATTAGAGGCAATCCATTCTGCAACGGACTGCCTCTGTTTTCTGTTATTCAGATACGCATCTGAGATAGCTTGGGATAGAACCTGTCTCCAAAGCCGACACTCTGATGACTGTTCTGGGTCTGTCTCTGTCAAGCCCCCAGTAAATATGTTTCTGCTTGACCTGTCTGTCATTAATAAAAACATTACCTTGCATACAATCTAAAATTAAACTTTCATCCAGATCCGGCCTCTTGGTGGCATAATAAATTAGGATTTCTACAGATACGTCACCCTCAAATAAATCGTCAAGTTTTTTACATTGATGCAAAAATCCCTCCGCGTATTTTCTTGCCTTGTCAGACTTTATTGATACCGGCCTTCCTTTTATCGTGACTATCTTCCTGCTATTAGCCTTGCTTGCTGGCTCCCCCTCAATCGTGAACTGATGTACTTTTGTGGTCATATAAAAACACCTATTGACATTCATGAACAATGGCACTATCTATCAATATGTACTTGGGAGACTACACACATGAAGATTACGAACAATTATGACTTGCCTCAGTCTTTTGTCAACTTTGTCAGAAATGACAAGTATTCCAAAGGCGATGCAAACATTTCAGTGACATCAATAATCGATAGTCCACGCATCAGGCTTATGCGTGACGCACATCGTGACGAGATGACCACGGATGTTAGCGATATGATATGGCCTTTGTTTGGCACTGCCGTGCATCACGTTCTTGAGAGTGCCTCGACTGATGATGGTGTCACCATAGAAGAGAG